CCAGTTCACCAGCGCGGTCAGGCTCTTGGCCAGCGGCGTGGTCGTCACCTCAAAGGCAAACGTCCAGTCGCCGCGCATCATGTCGCTGTTGCGGTCCTCCGTCGCCGAAAGCGTCACCGTGCCGTAAGTCAGCGCGCCGATCTTCACCAGCGCGTCAAGCCGCGCCTTTTCCTCCGCGACAATGGATTCGATGTCGTTTTTCGTCATCGGCTGATCGACGTTGCGCGTGCGGCGCTGCTGAAAGTCGTTGCTGATGTAGTAGAGCATCATGCGGTTGGTCTCACTGATGTTCACGTCGTCTTCTTCGCTCTGGTCGTAGTCGGCGCTGTGGCTGCCCCAGATCGCCCAGCGTCCGCCTGTAAACGCGGCGGAAGCGATGCCGTTCTTGCACAGCGCTTCGTTGATCATTCTGTCGTCATAGACGCGGCCTTTCGCGCTTTCGCCCAGATACAGGTTCGCAATGATCGGGCAGGCGGTGTTGCTGGCCGTCTTGTAGGGAATGCCGTCGTTTTCGATGAGCAGCTTTTGCAGGTTTGCCGCCGCCAGCGTGGACAGGTGATAGGTCTTGCCGTCCGTGCCGCGCGCCAGCGGGAAATAGACGGTTTCGTTGACGCAGGCGTATCCGTTCTTCTTCTTCCACGCCGACGCGCCCTCCAGCGTGACGGCCTCGCCCCCGTCATCCACAATGGGAATGTCGCAGAGCATGTACACGTCCCAGTGCCCGTTGACCTTGCTGCCCGCTTTCTGCATGGCCGCGTGAACTTCCGGCATGCAGGAAAAACCCGGCGCAAGCAGAAAAGAAGGAATCATGCCCGTCTCCTGATAGACGTTGGCGACGGCGTAAACGCCCGTGTTGAGGCCCATGCCGTCCGTAGCACCGACAACGTCCTCTTCCGTCACCTTGCCGGGGTCCACAAGGTCGTATGTGATTTCCAGTTCGTCCGTGCCCAGCGCGCCCTTGTCCGTTTCGGTGAGGGTCACGGTCTTTTTCTTCTGGTCGTAAGCCGCGACATAATCCTTGCCCGCCGTCTTGCCCGCAACCTTGACGGAGGCGAGCACCGCGTCCTCCATGTCGGTCAACACGACGCGCCCGTTCTCCGCTTTCAGGCTCCTGGTGCCGCCCTGCGCCGCCTTGTGGCGCTCCGGGTCAAGCACGTTAATCAGCACCAGCGGGCCGACGCCGCCCAGCTCAAAATGCGCGTGCATCGCCTCGCAGAGCGTGTACTTGCCCCAGTCCTCCGAATAGCCCAGCGCCTTGCGCGCCTGCGCGATATCCGTAACCAGAATCGGCTTGTTCACATTGTCCGCGCCGCCCGCAATCGTCTGCACCGGCGCTGTGCCGATGTAGACAATCGCGTTCGGGCTTTTGGCGGCGACCTTCGTTCCGGCTGTGGAAATCACGCCGTATGCGCCGTGCAGATAATCTGCCATGTCTCATATCCTCCTTGATTCATTTCAAAAATTCGTCCAGTTCCGAGTTTCGCCCGTCGTCCGCATAACAGCCGAAAACCACGTTCATCACCCCGTAGTACAGCGGGCGCTTGTCCACAATAAAGTTCTGGTCGGTGTAAGGGCCGTAGTTGCATTCGGCCTCGTGCAGAAACAGGTCTGTGCCCGGAATCAGCTGCCGCGCCAGCAGCAGTTCCTTGCAGTCGTCCATCCAGCCGAAAATCGTTTTGACGCCCTGCTGCGTCCCTTCGCGCAAAAGCGTCATGTCAAGCCCTTTTTCGCTCTGTTCGCTTTCCGCAAACCCCGGCAGACGGATGCCCGGCTCGTAAACGCAGAAAAGCAGCTGCACCGCAAGCGTCTGTCCCAGTTCCTGCGGCCTGTGTACGCCGCTGTATCGGTCAAACCGCTTTTCCTCCACCTCTTTGAGCTTGCCCACGTTGGGCAGAATCAGAATGCTGGGGGCCAGCGTCAGCGCCTCCGTAATCAGGCCGCTTTCGTCCGGCATCGCCGGGTAATAGGCGATATAGCATCTGGGTTCCTGTTTCGTCATGCTCGTGATGGTGTAATCCGCGCCCGGCGTTTTCATTTCGCGCCCGGCGCACAGGTGCTTGTGCAGAAAGCTTTTCAGCGCTTCCAGCCGGTCGTAGGTTCTCATGCCCGCACCGCCTTCGGCTCGCGGCTGATGAGCAAAATCGTCATCATCCCCATATCCTCCTGTACCTGCAAAATGGTCATCGGCTTTTTGTCAAAAAGCACCTGTTCGTTGGGCACGGCGCGCCCCGGAAACCCTTTGCGCGGCACATATACCACCGTTTCGGTCGTGTTATTGTCCCAGCTCAGGTCAACGACGTTGTTGTTTTTGCGCTTGAGCGCCACTTCGTCGTCCGTCACGCAGATAAAGGGCTTTCCGTTCCACGTGTGCGTTTCGGCAAAGTGATTCATATTCATGTACACCCGCGTCAGGTCGTCGGCAATCCGGTCCTTCAGCGCCATCTCAGGCTTCTCCCTTAGCCGCTTTGGCGGCGCTCTTGCGGGTGTGTCCGGTCACGGGCACGGCCTTCCCCTGTTCGATCAGGCGCATGCCGTAGCTTTTGTTGACCGTGATCGTCTCTCCGGTTTGGGTCAGCTTCACGTCCATTTAGCTTTTCCTCCTTCCTTTGGCGGGGCGTTTCACGATGGCCGCGCTCACGTCGATGTCCGGCGTGACGTTCGTCTGCCGCTCTTGCGTCTCGTCCTCTTCCGTTTCTTCGGACTCTTCCGGCGCTTCCTCTGCCGCAGTTTCTTCGCCGTCTTCGACCGTCTCTTCAAGTGCGCCGCGGCGAATCATGCTCAGCGCCGTCTCTCTGTCTTCAAGATTCAGCATTTCGCCGGGGGTGTATCGCGCTTGCCCCACGCGCACATAATGTCTGGCGATGTAACGCATCCGTTTCTTCCCCCTTTGTCCGCTTAAAGCACGTGCCCCACAACCCATGCGTCCACGTTGAACGGAAC